ACCGTTTTAGGGGTATGAGTGCCGCGAACTGGGGTAAGATCAGGGGCGGCGAGGCGTTGTCAGATGATGCGCTTGCGATGGTCGCGGTTATCACGGACGAACTTAATTATCTTTCTGATTTCTTAAAAATTCCACGGATGCGGGGCTACGAAGTTCAAAAAATGAAAGCGATTGCGTCACAGGGTGATGGGGTGATGAATTTGAACCCTGCTTATTTCAACAGATACGCCGAGGATATGCGGGCCGATGTTGATAGAGCGGTTGCCAAAAAGGAATTTGACGAAGCTGCGGCAAAGGATGTGGATTACAAAAAACGAATAGACGCACTGGATGTTCAAAGGGCCGCAATACGCCGCAGATATTTCAACGACGAAATTAGCCGCGAAGAATACCGCGCACAAAGCGAACCGATCAACGATGAAATAGATGCCTTAACCTCAAGGCGAAATGTTCAACAACGCATAATGAAGCGTAATAGAAACTGGGTTCTTAGCGAATGGACGGAAGGCAGTGATTTGCCAAAGCCCTTCACCGCAGAGCAATATTCTATTGCGGGATTAGACCACATGCGGTCTACCATGTATCACGAATTTGGACATCACATTCACCAGTATCACAAAACACGCATAACGGATCGCGGTTACATCTTTGACGTACCAACGGAACGGGAGTTAAAGGCTTTCTTTCAAAAGAATTTCAGGCTCAAGAAAAAGCGGGCGAAAGTTCTTTCCACAAGATACTCAGAGCAAGACCCTTACGAGTTTTTCGCAGAACAGTTTGCGCTTTTTGCGATTGGCAAAACTGACAAAGTAACACCACAGTTCATGGAATTTTTAAGGGGGATAGCAGATGAGCGAAGCATCTGACCGCATAGAGGAAATATTGGAACTGCCAAACCTTAATAAGCGGCACTATGAAGAAATCCAAAACTTGCTTGATCAGTTGGCGGGTGAGGAAATATTTTTCCGCGATTTTGTGGATAGCATCTTAGAACGCCGATACATGGCGCGGACAAGCGCGGTGAACCCTGATACTAGCCTTTGACCCAATATGGTGTTATGTGTTAGGTTAGGGACAAAATAAGCCGTAGAGGTCTATATATGCCATTGCCAAAGCCTAGTTTGGGTGAAAGCAGAGATGAATTTGTTGGTCGCTGTGTCAGTGACGACAAGGTAACAAGTGAATTTCCAGACCGTGATCAGAGGGTCGCAGTCTGTATTAGCCAATTTGAGGGCGGTAAAATGAGCGAACAACAGATTGACCTTGAGGACTACATCGAGGAACACGAAACAAAGTCTGAAACGCTAGACATTCAATTTGAATACAAAGCGGAAGCGGACGAACAAGATGCGGGCGTATTCTCTGGGTACGGCTCAATCTTTGGAAACAAGGACTTGGGGAACGATGTAGTCGTAGAGGGCGCATTCGCTAAGTCTATCGGACGCAAGGGCGCAAAGGCGGTCAAGATGCTTTACCAACACCGCCAAGATGAACCTATTGGTGTCTTTGATGAAATCATAGAGGATCGCCGTGGCCTAAAGGTTAAAGGTCGTTTGGCAATGGGTACGCAGCGCGGTCGTGAAGTGTACGAACTAATGAAATTGGGTGCGCTTGATGGTCTATCAATCGGCTATCGCGTAGACCCTAAAGGGGTTGAGTACGATGAGAAAGGCAAACGCCGCTATCTCAAGAGTGTTGACCTTATGGAGATTTCCGCAGTCACTTTCCCAATGAACCCACGCGCACGGGTTCAGGCGGTTAAGGGCGCAGAACGCACCGTTCGTGAATGGGAAGAACTACTGCGGGATGCAGGAAGCCTATCGCGTAACGAGGCAAAGGCCGCAGCTTCGGCTGTCGCCAAGGTGCTAGAGCAGCGGGACGCTGTGAAAGAGGAAACGCCTGAAGTCCTTGACGCGCTATCGCGCTTCACAAACATCCTGAAAACCTAATCAACGGAGTGATCATCATGTCAGAAGATCAAGTAAAAGTAGCCGTTGACGCAATGGCATCTGCTTTTGAAGAATTTAAAAGTGTAAACGATGCGCGTCTAGCGGAAATCGAAGCTAAGGGTTCTGCGGACCCAATCACAGAAGAAAAGTTGGCAAAGATCGAAGGCGATCTTGACCGCTTTGAAGGTGTGAACCAAAAGCTACAAATGGCAGAAGCTAAGTCAGAGAAAATGGCTGAACAGCTTGCAAACATTGAAACAATGTTGAAGCGTCCTGCGAACCACATGACCACAGAAGAAATCGACAGCAAAACTGCGATCTGGGAAAAGTGGATGCGCAAAGGCGATGCGGGCCTAGACGAAATGGAACTAAAGGCACTTTCAGTTGGCACAGCGGCAACTGCGGGTAACTTGGCACCAGAGGAATACATCCGCGAGATCATCAAGATCACAGAGGAAATTTCCCCAGTTCGCTCAGTAGCGCGTGTTCGTCAAACAAATGCAAAAGAGATCGAAGTCCCACAAAAGACTGCGAACTTTGCTGCGGCATGGACAGCGGAAACAGCGTCACGCACAGAGACAACAGGTTACACAACCGCGTTGAACACTATCCCAACACACGAGCATTACGCCCTTGTGGACATCTCTATGCAGTTGCTAGAGGATAGCGCGTTCGACATGGAAGCGGAAATGAACCTAGAGTTCGCAGAGCAATTCGCAAAAGCGGAAGGCGCGGCGTTCTGTACTGGTGACGGTTCAAACAAGCCAACAGGTATCGCAAACGGTTCTGTTGTTTCATCAACAACGGCGGCTGCGGCAGCGGCTATTGCGACAGACGACCTGATCAACCTTATGCACGATGTGAAAACACCGTACATGAGCAACTCGGTGTTCATGTTTAACCGTCAAACATTGGGCGAAATCCGTAAGTTGAAAGACACAGCGGGCCAGTACATTTTCCAAACTGGTTTCTCAGGCCAATCAGGTGTTCCAAACACAATCTTGGGCCAACCATATGTTGAGTGTCCAGACGTTGCGGACATCGCGGCATCAGCTAAATCTGTTTACTTCGGTGATTTCCGTCGCGGTTACATGATCGTTGATCGCCTAGCGATGCAAGTTCTACGCGACCCCTATTCACAAGCGGCATCAGGTAACGTTCGTTACATCGCCCGCCGCCGTGTAGGTGGTGAGGTTGTTCTATCAGAGGCACTTCGTGTCCTAGCGCACCCATCAGCGTAATACTCACGGAATGGGGGGCTGTAATGGCCCCTCAACCACTAAGGGAGATACCCCATGAAAATTATGATGATCAAATCCGCTAAAGGCATTTCACGCGCAGACGGTGCGGGGACAATGACTTATGAGGCGGGGCAACAATACGAAGGCACAGAGGATTGGGAAGTCAATGTTCTAGGCGGTTTTGTTCGTATGGGCGTTGCCAATGAGATCGGCGGGAACGCGGGTCCAACCGAGACAAAGAAAAAAGCGGCCCCACGCAAAAAGGCTGCACCAAAGAAATAAGCACACGGAGATAGGCCATGAGTGGTTTGATTGAAGTAACAGGCCCGACGATTGAGCCTATTTCCCGTATCGAAGCGCGGGAACATCTGCGCCTAGACGATGATGTAGATGATAGCCAAATCCGCGCCTACATCACAGCGGCCCGCGTATGGGCAGAGAATTACACTGGTAGAGCATTTATCAACCGCACGATGCGCCAAACGCTAGATAGCGCACCCGCTACAGCGAACGGGCCTTTCGGTGCGTATGTTGAGGCACACCAGAATGTCCTTGTAGGCGGTCAGTCCGCGATTGAGTTGGCTATGTCCCCAGTCGTTAGCGTTTCGTCCATCAAGTATTACAATGACGCGGGGACAGAAAGCACATGGGCGACTAGCAATTATTACGTTGATACGAACCGCGATGTTGCCCGCATTGTTCTTTTGGATGGTGGGTCTTGGCCCACTGATCTGCGGGCGGCTAATGGCTTGGAAATCAATTTCACGGCGGGATATGGCACATCTCCCAACCAAGTCCCAGAGCCAATTCGCGCGGCTATCATGCAATACATGACGTTCCTGTATGAACACCGTGGCGATTTCGAGCGGTATCCTTCCCCTACACCGCCCGCAGTGTTACGGACACTATTACAACCCTATAAGATCATGCGCTTTGGCGCGACTTCCTTGGGTAGTGTTATGAGATCGGGGATTAGCTAATGGCTATAGGCAAGATGCGATACAGACTGGATATTCAGTCATATACCGCAACATCAGACGATGGTGGGGGCGCGTCTTTGTCATGGTCAAAGGTGGCAACGGTCTATGCGGATATACAGCCACAGCGGGCGCAGGAAAGCCAGTTTGGGCGTGATAATCAACTACGCGAGGTTTCGACCCATAAAATTTATATCCGCTATCGTAGTGACGTGACACACAAGCACAGACTGGTTCAGACTTATAAGCGTGACGGTGTTAGCACCACCCGCACATTCAACATCAAGGGCGTGTTGAACGTGGACAATCGTTTTAAGATGCTAGAATTGACCTGTGATGAGGGTGTGCCGACATGACCATCCGAGTGAAGGGCAAGCGCATAAGCAAGTCCAAGGCCGTTCTGGGCAAGTATGACAAACAGCTAAAGCAAATCATTGCGGTTGGCGGTCAGATGGTAATGAACGAAGCCAAGCAATCTATTCATTCGCATGGTTCGTCTGGTCGTACTTATGAGAAATACAACCCACGTCGCACACACACAGCGTCTAGCGCAGGGAACCCACCCAACACGGACACAGGCTACCTAGCGAACAACATCTATTTAGAGATCGACACAGACGGTCTAGGGGCCGATGTAGAAAGCCGCGCGGAATATTCAGAGTTCCTAGAGTTCGGGACAAGCAAGATGTTGCCCCGTCCATTTCTACAGCCCGCACTAGAAGCTAATCGGCGCAAGATCATTCAAATGTTCGCGCGTCTTAAATCGAGGGGTGTCTAATGGCTTTGCATTCTTGGAACCTACAGAAAGCAATTTACAGCACCCTAAACGGTAGCGTCACAGGAATGAATGGCGCAAGTGTTTCGGTCTATGATGATATTCCCGAGAATACATCGTACCCGTATGTTGTGATCGGTGAGGAAACCACCGCGAACAACGGCTCAGTGACACTAGATGGTGTCGAGCATACCCTTACAGTTCATGCATGGTCGCAGTACAGGGGCAGACGCGAGATCAAAGAGGTCATGGAAAGCGTCTATTCTTTGCTGCATAATAGTGCTATAACAGTAAGTGGAGCATCGCTAGTGAACATCAGACAAGAGTTCTCGACTACACTAGCGGAAAATGATGGTATAACACGGCACGGGGTTATGAGGTTCCGCGTCGTTGTGTTTGATAACTAAGGAGTGATCACATGGCGGCTCAAAAAGGTTCAGCCCTGTTACTAAAAATTGGCGCAGACGCGAGTGCTGCGGCGGCATCAGATACCTACACAACAGTGGGTGGTTTGCGTTCAACATCTATCACGCTAAACCAAGAAAGCGTTGATATTACGAACAAGGACAGTTCAAACGCGCGTGAATTGCTAGGCGATGCGGGCGTTGAGAGCGTTTCAATTTCTGGTTCTGGCGTATTCACAGACGCAGCATCAGAGGGAACATTGCGCACTGCATTCGGTGGCGCGAATATTCCAAACTTTGAAGTCATTATTCCAGACTTGGGAACATACCAAGGCAAGTTCCACATTGCATCATTGGAGTATGGCGGCGAGTACAACGGCGAAGTGACTTATTCTGTAACACTAGAAAGTTCAGGATCAGTTAGCTTCACAGCAGCATAAGGAATAAGGCATGGGTTGGATTAGCGTAAGCGTAACAGCAAACAACGTGACATATCTGGCCCAACGCCAAGGTTCTATTTGGACAATTCCCTGTTCTATCGGCCTTGAGGTTGGCGACAGCTTTGAGGCCGATGGTATTTCTTACACAGTCGATGCTATGCAAGATTTGCACGGGCGCGGCGAGGTCTATGTAATAGACGCAACGGAGGTCAAGAATGACAAACCCAAAACGCGGAGAACTGCAAGTAAATCTCGGAAGTCAGACGTGGACAGCGCGAGTGACGATGGACGGGATAGCGAGGATTGAAACAGCGACAGGCTGCGGCATCCTAAGAGTTTTGCAAAAATTATCAGACGGCGACCTGACCACAACGGAAATGTGTGCTATCCTGCTACCAATCATTCGCGCGGGTGGTAACGATATTCAGTTAAAGGACGTTCAATCTGCGGTTTGGGATGGTGGATTAGCCGAGGCCATGAAAGCGGCGGGCGAAATCCTAGCAATGGCCCTAAGTGGGGGTCAGGACACGGGAAACGAAGTGGAGGCGGTAGCGTAGCGACAGATCACTTTCCTTGGGACGATTATTTAGAGATCGGTCTAGGGAAAATGCAGATCAGGCCCAAAGACTTTTGGGAAATGAGTTTGCAAGAGTTCTACGCTGCATTGAACGGATTTGCAGAGTTTCACTCAGGGGGCAAGCCGCCGCCTCTTGGCAAAGGTGAACTTGAAGAACTTATGGAGTTATATCCAGACTAATGGCTACCACTGTTGACACCCTCTTAGTCCGCATTGAAGCGGATATGTCCGAACTAAAGAAGTCCTTAGACAAGGTTCAAAGGGACGTTGATAAATCATCAAAAGGCATAGCGGGCGCGTTCCGTAAGATCGGAACAGCTATGAAAGCCGCGGTTGCTGCGGTTCTTGTCCGTGAGGCAGTGCGCGGTGGCACTGCGATGATCAACCTTGCATCCGATATTGAGGAAATGCAGGGGAAGTCAAAGGTCGTATTTGGTGCGTTCCGTGATCAAGTTGTTTCGGACCTTGAGGCGTTTGGTGATGCTGTAGGGCGATCAACATTTGAGTTAGAGGGTATGGCATCCTCTATCCAAGATACATTTGTGCCTATGGGCTTTGCCCGTGGCGAGGCCGCAAAGCTATCTGTCGAACTTACCAAATTGGCGGTTGATGTTGCATCATTTAACAATGCATCAGATACCGAGACAATGGAGGCGTTCCAGAGTGCGCTTGTAGGCAACCACGAAACTGTGCGCCGTTTCGGTGTGGTCATTACACAGGCCACGCTTGACCAAGAACTTATGCGCATGGGCATTGAAAAAGGCGTCAAGACAGCCACCAATGCAGAAAAGGTGCAAGCCCGATTAAACCTAATTACTAGAGGCACAAGCGATGCGCACGGCGATGCGGCCCGTACAGCCGACAGTTTTGCCAACCAGATGCGGGCGTTAAAGGCACAGGTCGCAGAATTAGCGGGTGAACTAGGCACAATCTTATTGCCCGCAGCTACAGCAATCATTGGCGCGTTTATTGAGGGTACTAAGCGAGCTAAAGAGTTTCTACAATCAATGGGTATTCTTACAATGCCTATTGATCAGGCATTAATAGCGACACGCGGTGAAATCGCAGCTTTGCAGTCAGAAATGGATAACTATCAAAACGTTATTGATAGCGTCAATCAGGCAGCGGCAGAAGGTGATCAGCTTGCAGCGGCTACTGACCTGACACAAACTAAGGACGATCTGGCAACGGCGGCTGCGCAAATGGAAAAATTAATCCAAAGGCGCAATGAATTAGCATCACAGCAATTAGAAATCACACAGCCTACATTGACTGCGCCACCCAAAGCGGATGGAGCGGAAGCCCCAGAAACAGACACAGTTACAGAATTAGACAAAGAAATCAAAAAGCTAAAAGAACTGCGGAACGCTAAAAACGCAGAGTTCAAACTTGAAAGAAACCTCAAGTTAGCGATTGCAGAGGGCAACAAAGAAAAGATCAAACAAGCCCATTTCGATCAGATTTTGTACGATCTTAAAAAGCAATTCCCAGAAATTACAGACGCGCAGATCACGAAGCTAACAGAGCAAGCCCGCGCCGAAGCTGATTTGATAATGAAAGAGGCCGAATTAACGGATCATTTGGACGCGAAAAAAGTGGCACAAGATGCTTACAATGCGTCTGCGGATGATGGATTGAATTATGTTCTAAGCAATATCCGCACCAACCAAGAGTTAGAAGAAACGCTCAAGGATTTGAAAGCGGCATATGACGCGGGCAAGATCAGCCTTGATGAGTTCAAACAAGCGCAAGATCAGATCAAAGAAAAGATCAATGAACTAGACCCTGTTTATAAACAAATGAAAGATCGTGCCAATGACGCATTCGATAGCGTGGCAGATGCTTTGACGGACATGGTTACAAAGGGCAAGTTCGATTTAGACAGTTTGGGTAACATATTCAAACAAACGATCCGCGAAATGATTGCAGATGCAGTAAAGGCCCAAGTGATCAAGCCGCTATTGAGTTCAGCGTTTGGGTTTATTGGTAGCGCGATACCTGGTCCCATTGGCGCATTTATCGGCGGCATCGGCAAAGCGGGCGGTGGTGACATCGACCGTCCTACACTAGTAGGGGAACGCGGCCCAGAATTGTTTGTCCCTCATAGCGCGGGAACAATATTGAATAACCACAACACAAAGAACGCTCTTGGTGGCGGTGGTAGCACAGCGGTTTATCAGACAATCAACGTAAGCGCGGGGGTATCGCAGACGGTACGCGCTGAAATGATGTCTTTGCTACCAAGGTTCAAACAGGATACAATGGCGGCGGTTGTCGATGCTAAACGGCGCGGCGGTTCATTTGGTCAAGCATTCGGGTGATTTATGGCTCTAGTTACTATGCCCTCAAGTCCTGCGTTCACGAAATCCGATTGGGGTATTCGTCGGACCGTAGCTGTATCTGAAAGCCCATTTACGGGGGCCACACAGGTGCAAAAGTATGATCGGGCGCAATGGTATGCCACGCTAACTTTGCCCCCTATGAAGCGCGAACAGGCTGCGGAGTGGCAAGCGTTCTTCATGCAATGCGAGGGCCGCGCAAACACATTCCTTCTAGGTGATCCCGATGCAAAGACAGTAACTGGCGGGGCTGCGCCTAGTTCGGTATCGTTTGCATCAGCGGAACCCAAGGGCGAGACTTCTTTGAACCTTACCATTGGGTCAGGAAAGAAGCTAAACAAGGGCAGCTATTTACAGGTCGGGACTGGATCAGATGCTAAGTTATATATGGTTGTTGACGATAATACAGGAAACGGAGCGGTCACAATCCAACCGCCGCTAAAGGTGGCAGTGACTAGCGGCACAAGCGTTGATATAACATCGGCTCAAGGCGTGTTCCGTATGGATAGCAACGACCTTACATGGTCCGCGAATGAACTAAGCGTCTATGGCGTGACCTTTTCATGCAGTGAGGCGTTATGAGCCGTGACATACATAGCACCATGCTTACCGCTCTTGCGAGTGGTGAGTTTGAACCGTTCTATGCGATTGATTTGAATTTCCACAATCCATCAACTAATTCGGATGCGCCTCTGTATCTATGGACAGGCACAGGCGATTTGTCTGCGAATGGCAACACATATCAAGGCACAGGAAACCTATTGAGCGTGGGCAACCTAGAGGAAGCCGCCGAACTTAAGGCAAGCGGTCTACAGATTACGTTGTCTGGCGTTCCTGATACTTTGCTAACCCCTGCCCTATCGCATGAATATTCGGGGCGTGACGCAAAGGTTTATTTTGGTGTTGATGGTAATTCAAACCTGATCGAAGTTTACACAGGGTTCATGGACACCATGACGATTGACGACACGCCAGAGGCGGCGACAATTACCCTGACAATCGAAAACCGATTGATTGACTTGGAACGCACAAACGCTTTCCGATACACCCAAGAAAGCCACGGTAGC